GCCTGGCCGCGGGCGCGGGCCTCGGCGATTGACAACCGCCGGTCCTGGACCCACTCTTCGCGCACGCCATCGCCGCCGACATCCGCCGCCAGTGCCGTCTGCCGGGCCGTGTCATCGACCTGGACGACGAGATAGAGTTCGTCGCCGCGGGTCAGGGCCGAGTGAATCGCGCCCGCGCCACTCGCCGGGATCCCGATTAACATCGGCGTCGCCGTGATGGTGGAATTGAAAGCAATGGCCGCGGTAATCGAGCCGCGGCCGGTTTTCGGGATGCCGGTCAGACTCGTCGACGACAGGCCCGCGTAGCGGATGTCCTGCTTGCCGTTGCCAATCGAGGCCCAGCCGCCGGCCGCTTCAAAGGGGGCCGTGCTGGCGACCGGCAGCTCGGTGTCGCCGGGCACGACTTGGCCGGCCGGTTGCTGCAGGCCGCTGGTGTCGCCGATGGGCGCGTTGGCGCCCAGCGTGCTGTCGGCCTGCGTATCCAGAAACGTCGTCGCGGTATTGTTCGCGATCGTCGTCAGCAGTTTGAGCTGCGCGGTATTGGCGGCCGAGCGATAGACCTTGCGCTGCGTCACGGCGGTCCCGCCCGTGGCGATCGCCGTCACGTTGATGACACTGACCGCCGTATTGTTCGCCGGCGGCAACGGATAGCCCGTCAAGCCGTAATCGGCGCCCCTAATCGAAATGACGACGGGGCCGCCGGCCGGATCGTTATCCGGCCCGTCATAAAACGCCCGCCACTCGTGCGTCACGGTGCTCGAATAGATGTACAGCACCATCGTGGTGACGCGGGCATCCGTGGAAAACGGGATCGTGAGATTGATGCCGGCGACCATGCCGGGATTGAACGGGTCGTTGTTCGAGGGTAAGACGTAGCTGACCGACGGCGGGGCCGCCAGCGTCTGCTTGGCCAGCACATCGCCGGCGATCGTGGGATCCCCCGTGCTATAGGCGTAACTGAATTGCACCGTGTCGCCGATGGTCATGAAATTGCCGTTGGCCGTCGCGGTCTGGAAAAACGTCGCCGTCGCCGGGACCGTGGGATTCGCCACGGCGCCCACCTGCGTCGTCGCGAGCGGGCTGGGGCGCGTTTCGCCGGCGTTCGTGACAAAGGTATAGGCGTAAACATGGGACCCGGCGTCGATCCCCGTCCCCGGCTGGCCCATCAGCACCGGCGCGGCCGACGGCCCGATGCCCGGCCCGACCAGACAGCCGCTCTCGCCCCGCACCGCGGCGGTATAGGTCAGATGCTGGGACCCGCCGTCCGACCCCGGCGGCGACACCTTGATGAACACATCGCTGGCGACGGCCTCGAACATCTCGGCATTGACGACCGGCAGCTTCGTTTCGCCGGGCGGGATATAGGTCACGAGCGTCGTACCCCGGCCTTCGACATAGACGCGCGTCAGCGTCTGCGTGCGGTCCTCGTCGAACCGCAGATCCGCCAGCGACCGATGGCTCGGCGTCAACGCGGCGGGATCCGGCCGTTGCGGCTCGGTGAAAAAGAGATGCACGTCTTTCTGCCCGTCGACATACCAATAGGCGCCGAGGCGCCGGGCCAGGCGGGAGAGGGCCGTCGCCAGGTTCTCGTTGGTGAAGGTCATCTCGTTGAGGACCGGCAGATTCGGCGTCACCCCGTGCCCGGTGAAGCCGTTGCCCGCCGCCGCCGCAATCAGATCGAGCGCAATCGTCGTGGCCGATTGCTGGTAGTAATATTTCGTGACCAGCAGATTGCCCAGTAGCCAGGTGTAATCGACGGCCGTGACGTCGGCCTGCACGTTGTCGGGATTGTCGCCCACATAGAGTTGCGAGACGGTCAGCGCATGCCCGGCGAAGCGCGGCTCGACGCAGTTCTTCGAGCCGAGGGTGACGCGGACCTCGACGCCGATCGGCGGGACCCAGCCATTGACCCGGTAGCGGCACGTATTCGGTTGCTCGTCGAGCATATCCACAATCTGCAGCGACTCGATGATCGTGCCGACGAGCGGATTGCTGCGCACCCAGCCGAACTGATGCGGCCCGTGCTGGATGTAGACGCGGCCATCCACGTAGCCGCCGCGCGTGGCGCCGCCGCGGGCCACCTTCCCCAGCGCATACATCCGCGCGTGCTCGCCGGGCTGCAGCGTCGCCATCAGACCGGCAACCGATTCCCGCCCGAGCGGTAGGTGGACGTCATGGCGCTGCCGATGGCGCGGGCGATGGCGTCGGGCGTGCCCAGCGGCTGGGTGATGTTCACGTTGACAATCGGCAAGCCGGACATGGCGCCGCCGGGGACCACGGGCCGGCCATATTGGTCGTAGGCCACGCCGTTTTGGCCCACGATGGCATTGGGGAAGAGGCCGCCGCCGATCGGCCGGTTCGCCAAGGCGGAGTCCTGGGCCTCGGTTTTCTTCTTCGCTTCGCCGGCCGCGGCCGCCTGGGCACGCGCTTCTTCGTCGAGCGCGGTGACGTACTCCCACTGCGCCTTCACCAGGTCTTCGGTCACGGTCACGACGGGCTTAAGGGCCGCCAGCGCCACATTCGCGGCAATGGCCAGCTTGGTAAATTCGGACGACTGCTGACTGGTGAGCTGCCCACTGCGCGCGAGGGCATCGATCCCGTCCAGCATCGCCTGCTGGAGCTGCTCGAGTTCGGCCGTGCGCAGATGATTCACGCTGCCGCCCATCGCGTCGATGGCATCCACCCATTTCGTCGCCGCCTGGAGCTTGTCGATGCCGAAGACCTGATCGACGATGGCGCCGACCCCATCCCAGTACTTCGCGATCTCGGCGGCCGTTTCCTTATGCGCTTTCTCAGTGGCTTTCAGTTGTTCTTCTTCGGCCTTCAACGCGCTTTGCAGGGCGGCGATTTGGGATTCCGTCAGCTTGAAGGAAATCCTGACATCCTCAGCGGCGGCGCCGAGCCGGAGCTTCGCGATCGCGGCTTTTTCGATGTCATCTGGGATGCGGCGCAGGACGGCTTGCCAGGATTGCCCGGCGATCATCAGCCGCTCGGTCGCCTCCCGCCATTCCTTGTCGGCTTTCGCGGCGTCTTCGGCGTGTTTCTTGTGATCGGCCAGCCATTGATTATTGACGGCGACGGCTTGACTCATCGTCGTGACGGCCGTAGTCGTGCGGGTCTGCGCCAGCGCAATCGCATCGGCCACGGCGCCCGCGGTTTGTTCGGCCACGTCGCCCCAGCCCATCCAGCTCGAGACATTCCGCGCGATGGCATTGTCCAATTCCGGAAAGAACGTCTTGACCACGCCGCGCGTCGTTTCAAAGGCGGCGGTAAAGGTGCCGAGAATCAGGCCGCCCTTGGCCAGCAGGCCGAGCGACCCGGCCGTCTTCTCCATCGCCGCGCCGATTTCATCGATGGCTTTGATGGCCGGACCGATCTTGATCCCGGCTGCGGCGAGCACCGCATCGAATTCACTGAAGGCCTGCTGAAATTTCCCGACCTTCGGCGTGCTTTTGTCTGTCGCGCCACTGATATCGGTAATCGCTTTGCCCGCGGCATACCCGGCGGTCTCGAATTCGTGGAGCTGCCCTTCCGCTTTCTTGACTTGGGTGTTGAAGTCGCTGAAGTCGGCGGCAAAGGTGGCAACAACGGGCATTTATTTCTTCAATTCTTCGAGGAGAATGTCATAGACGTCGCGCGGCAGTTCGGCGACCCAGTCATATTTCCAGTGAAACCGCTGCGCGATCGTCAAATCGCTGAGGATGCGGGCACGGTACGCCGGTCGTTTTTTTTTGCCTCGAGCGCCGCCTCCTCGCGTTCTTCATGCGCGTTCACCGCGGCCATCAATTCGCGATAGGTGTCCTTGTCCAGGCTGTCGATAGTCGTCCGTCGGATCTCTTCGGGCTGTTCGAGGTGGTACGGGATGCGTTCATTATTCCGGCCGCAGAGGGACCAGCCCAGGAGATAGGCCAACAGCTTCGTAATCCCGACCTTCGTCGGATCGAGCACGACTTTTTCATCAGTGTCCTTGAACTGGTCGGTGAGCAGCTTGCGATACTCGCCGGCGTTCAGTTCCTTCTTGACGTCGATGTAGTCGCCGTCCGAGAGCGGCAACCGCACTTCTTCGGGATACACGAGCCGGTTGCGCCCCATTCAACACTCCATCGGCCCGAGCGCGGCCGTGAGCTGCTGGTCCTGCACGGTGACGGCTTTTACCGGCCAGGACCAGTGCCCGCCCTGGCGCGGGACATTGAACCGCAGCGGCTGCTGCTGCAGCTTGAAGCGATCCGCCCGCACGACCCGCGCGGTCAGCGACCACTTGCCCTTCTCGCTTTTATGCACCTGCCAGCCTTTACAGACGGCGGCCGTATGCCAGGCCCAGGAAATCGTGGCTTCCATCTGGCCCGCTTTGCCGCCGTCCATGACCAGGGTCTCAAACATCAGGGATGCACGCCGGCGACCCAGGCCGTGCCGTTCCAGTTCGCGTCCGTGCCGTTGCCGAGTTCGACGTGCTGGCCGACGGTCCAATTCGTCGCGGGACTCGCCGTGATCCCGGTCATGTTGGCGAGCGCATAGGGTGGCGTCGCGCCGGCGGGCGTGAAGCTGCCCGGCAGGCCCGCGGTTGCGCCGGTCGCCACGATGACGCCCGGCACCGTCCACGACGCGGCGGCCGCCCACGTCCCAGTCACCGTCGGGGCCGCGAGCGAACAGTCGATGCTGGCATTCATGTACGCCAGGCCCTTCCAGAAGTAGCCGGGCTCAGTGTTGTTCGGCATGAGCTGCAGCGTCCCCGGCGTCCCCGAATCGGCCGCCTTCCAGAGCGTCAATTCCTGGCTGTTCCAGAACCCGCCCAGGTCGCCCTTCAGATCCTTCAGGCCGGGCACATAGACCCGGTTCTGGTCCGAGAAGCACGAGACGTCTTCCATCTCGGTCTCTTCGTTGAGCGTCCAGGCGTTGAGCGAAATGATTTCGACCAGCGCGGATCCGCCGGCGGGATCCCAACTGACCTTGCCGTACCGTCCGGTTTTAATCGCCATCGGTGTGTTCCTCCGGGATGCGTCAGGGCCGCGTCACCGTCACCGTCGTCGCGCCTTCTCGCCGGATCAGGTCGATGAGGACCTGTTCCAGCGCCCGCCGCCATTTGCTCGAGACCGGATAAAACGTCGGCGGCGGCGGGGACCCTTTCCACATCGCGCCCGTCGCGTGGATGTTGCCGCGAGTGGTGACGTAATAGCGCTTCTTACTGCCATGTTCGAAGAGCCACGTATGCGGCGCCCGAGAAATCACTGCCCAGCCCGGGAGCAGTTTGCCGCGATGGAACTGCGTCACGTCCACGCGCTTGGCCAGGGTCCCGGTTACCCAGTGCTGCGCATAGACCCGCCGGATCTCGACCGCGGCCGCGTTCGCCGCTTCTTCCGCCCGATGGTTCGCTTCGACGGCGAGACGATCGGCCATCGAGGCCATCTGCTGCTTGAGCGCCGCCAAGTCGGGCGACCACATCACCCCGACGTTCGAGGCCATCAGTCGAAGACCTCCCGACAGGTCAAGACGAGTTCCAGGTCGGCATCGTCGCGGTTCGCGATGGTGTCGACGTGATAGGTCCGGCCCTTGTGCTCGACGCGGGTCTGCGTCGTAATGCCGGGATGAAAGCGGCCGGTCATCAGCGTGGTGCCCGTCGTCTCCTGGATGGCACACCACCAGGTCGCGGGCGTCAACGGGGCATCGGTGGCCCCGCTCCGCAACGTCACGAGATGCCGCAAAGCGCCAGGCTTCATTTCAGCGTCGGGTCCCGATACAGTGCGAGCAACCGGCTGATGGCCATCCAGACCTCCTCGTCAGCGGTCATCTCCTCGCCGCGGTTCTCGTAGAGATGCGTCAACAGCAGGAGCACTGCATGTTTGATCGCCTTGGGTGTCGTGGTCGCCGTCCACGTCGGCTCAATCGCCGCCCCGCAGTAGGCGACGACGTCCTCCTGCGCGGCATCGAGCTTCTGCTGCACGTCGGCATCGTTCGCTGCATCCGTGATCCGCAGATGCGTCTTCGCTTCGGCGAGCGTCCAGAGCGGCGGCAGCGTGACGCGCGAGTATTCGAGCGGCATCAGCGTTTCGCCAGCGCGCCAACCGCGGCGGCGACTTCTTCTTCGCTGGGATTGGGAGGCGTCGCCGGCCGGGGCTTACTGAACGGCTGCGCGGCGTCGCGTTCGGCCAGAGCCGATA